GTCCTAGCCATGTACGTTTAAGAGATATTGACCAACCGTTTTGGTCGGATATACTTCGTGCGCGTGCGCGTGAGGAATGGACAAATGCCGATCTAGTTGTTGCCGCACAGTTGTCCCGATGTATGGCAGACATTGAAAAAGAGAGTTTTAGCCTGGAAGATGAAGGCTCAGTGTTGACGAATGAACGTGGAACTAAAGTGATGAATCCACGCCATGCAGTCCTTGAACAACTCGCTCGGCGTGAAATGGCATTAATGCGCTCACTTCGTATTGCAGGCACTGCCACAGGTGACACGCGAGATTTAGAGAAGGGCCGCAAGCTACAAAGGCAGGCAGAGGCGGCGCGTGATGGAATTACAGAAGATGATTTGCTTGCGAGTTGATGTAAAATATAAGTAATGGCTAGGAGGCATCCGAACCGCAGCTCCCCATCTGCTTGCCATTACTTTTTATGGGCATCTTGGGAAGATGAAATGTCTAAAAATGATTTTTACGTATACGCTCACCGAAAATCTACAAATGGTGAAGTTTTTTATATAGGCAAAGGCAAAGGCTCACGCGCATCTGATAAAAAAATGCGTAATAGGCACTGGAAATTTATTGCCAAAAAACACGGCTATACAGTTGAGATAGTTGAATCTGGATTGCAAGAATGGGCCGCTTTTGAGATTGAAAAGAATCTCATTGCTTTGCATGGACGTATGGATTTAGGTCTTGGAAGCCTAGTTAATTACACAGATGGCGGCGATGGGGCGTCTGGTTGTGTAATGAAAGAATCAACAAAAAACAAAATTTCAATGGCTTTAAAAGGAATTAAAAAGTCAGAAGAAGCAAAGTTGAAGATGTCATCTTGGCAGATTGGTAAACTTGTCAGCAATGAGACAAGGCTAAAAATCTCACTCGGAAATACTGGGAAAAAACAAACACAAGAGCAAAAAGACAAAATATCAATGTCTTGCAAAAAAAACACAAGGCGATCTGGAGCTCACTACAGAGCAAAAAAAGTAATTTGTAAAAACACAGGCGTTATTTTTGAATCTGTGGCTGATGCCGCAAAATGGCTCGTATCTATTGGAAACAAAAAAGCATCACATACAAGCATTTTGCACGTTTGCAATGGTAGACACGCGCAAAGCTATGGCTACGTATGGAGTTACGCATGAAAAGAAAGATTCCAGAGCATATTGAAGCCGCTATTTGTTGTGGCCCATTGCCAAACATTAGAGATTGGCGATCTTTGCCAGTTTCTCAGCTTACAAGAGCAGAGCGAATGATGAAGTTTTGCGAGCTCTACATTAAAGTTCCAGAGGGGAAAAAGACTGGGCAACCTATAAAGTTTGAGATTTTTCAAGAGGCGTTCTTTTACTCTGTATTTGATAACAAGCATGGCACAAGACGCGCCATTCTTAGCCAAGGTCGCAAAGGCGGAAAGACTGCGATCATTGCCTGCATTTTGATTGCTTACATTTGTGGCCCAGAAGCAAAGTTAAATCAAAGCTATGTAAGTGGAGCTCTATCTCGCGATCAGGCTGCTTTGGTGTTTAACTTGGCTTGCAAAATGATTCAGCTTTCACCAGAGTTATCAAAAGCAACTCGCATAATCCCTAGCTCAAAGAAAATCATTGGTCTTGCAAAAAATACAGAATACAAAGCATTGGCGGCAGACGGAAAAACGGCGCATGGCCTTTCCCCAGTTTTGGCAATACTTGACGAATCTGGTCAAGTAAGAGGGCCGCAGTCTGATTTCATTGACTCCATTGTGACAAGCCAAGGAGCTCACGAAGAGCCAATGCTGATGATTATTAGCACTCAAGCGCCAAATGATAACGATTGGCTATCTATTGCAATTGATGATGCCATTGAAAGTAAAGAGCTCACAACAGTTTGTCACTTATACCAAGCTCCAAAGGACTGCGATCTTATGGATAAAAAGGCTTGGCAATATGCAAACCCTGCACTTGGAATTTTTAGAAGTGAAGAAGATGTGAGAGAGCAAGCGGAGAGAGCCGCAAGGATGCCTTCAGCGGAGCCTACATTCCGAGTTTTAACGCTGAATCAGCGTGTAGAAATGTCTTCTCCATTTGTGGCGCGTGGTGTTTGGCAAAGTAACGGCGGTGAAATTGAGGATGAGGCTTTTAAACTTGGCGATGTATACGCAGGGTTGGACTTATCTTCTAAAAACGACCTTACTTCGTTGGTATTGATTGCTAAATATGAAGGCTTATGGCACGTTCGCCCGTACTTTTGGACACCTAAAGACACGGTTCTAGACCGTTCAAAGCGTGATCGTGCGCCTTATAACGTGTGGGTAGAGCAAGGATTAATCACTGCATTGCCTGGTGTTTCTCTTAACTATGACGACCTAGCCCGTGATATTTGCGACATTGTTTCTGATGTAAACATTAAATCTATTGCTTACGACAGGTGGCGATTCGATATTCTCAAAGCTGCTTTTGAGCGTATCGGAGTGGAATTGCCAGTTGTCCCTTATGGTCAAGGTTATCAATCAATGTCACCCGCTGTGGAGGCTTTGGAAACCGCATTGCTAAACAAAGAAGTGAGACACGGGAATAACGCACCCCTTACGATGTGCATAGCAAACACTCGCATTGAGCAAGACCCAAGCGGAAACAGAAAGCTAAACAAAGCCAAATCCACAGGCCGTATTGACGGGGCAGTGGCTATGGCTATGGCGTTTGGCGTGGCTGCAAAAGAACAACAAGAGGAAACACCAGAATTCCAAATGTTTGTTATGTAAACTTGTTTTTGTTACAATTTGACAACGAAAGGCTTTTGTAAGGATAATAAAGCTATGAAACAAGTTCAAAAATCAGGCGTTCAAACAGAATCCCCGTTTACCTTTGCGTTATCGGTGGATGGTGTTGTTGATCGTCACGGTGATATTGTTGATGTAAATAAATCATCCGTAGACCTGACAGACTTCAAAGCTAATCCAATTGCTTTGGCCTTTCACGACCATAATCAGCCAATTGGCGTATGGGAAAACGTGCGATTTGAAGGCGGTAAGTTGTTAGCAGATCTGAAAATGGCTGCTAAAGGCACTTCGGATTACATCGACACCCTGCGTTCACTGGTTGAACAAAAGATTCTCAAGGCTGTCTCTATCGGATTCCGCGCCCAAGAATACGAACCAATCAAAGGCGGCGGCTATCGCTTCACTAAGTGGGCATTACATGAGGCAAGTCTCGTTTCTGTGCCTGCACACCCGCAAGCTCTTGCTGTCGCTAAATCTTTGGGTCTTAAAGACGCAGAGATCAACAAGTTTTTTACCGCTGAAACCTCGTTTGGTACATCAAAGGTAGAAAAAACCTCACCCGCCGATGTGGGTAAAACAGTCTCCATTAAATCCACACAGGAAAACAATCAAATGAAAACTTTTGCCGAGCAAATCAAGGGCTTTGAAGCCCGTAAGACCGAATTGCAAACTACTGCAAACGGTATCCTCCAAAAATCAGCCGATGAAGGCCGCACTCTGGATGCTACAGAATCTGAGTCTTATGACCAAGCTGTCGCCGAAATCGCTGCGGTTGAAAAGCACATCGAGCGCCTGCAAACCGCTGAGAAATCATCAATTGCTACTGCTAAACCAGTAGACGGCACTTCGGTTCAAAAAGCCGCAGACAACCGCGCTGGCATCATCACGGTTAAAGAAAACCTGCCAGAAGGTATCGCCTTTGCACGTTTTGCAAAATGTATCGCTTTGTCTAAGGGCAACTTGATGCAAGCTGAACACATTGCAAAAAATCAGTACCCAGAAGATAACCGCATCCAGAATGTGATTAAAGCCGCTGTCGCTGCTGGCACTACAACTGGCACTACTTGGGCCGCTCCATTGGTTGATTACACCAATTTGACAAGCGACTTTATCGAGTTCTTGCGCCCCAAGACTGTTATCGGTCGTTTTGGTCAAGGTGGCATCCCTGCTTTGCGTCAAATCCCATTCAACGTGAAAATTTCTGGTCAAACCTCTGGCGGCGCAAGCTACTGGACAGGTGAAGGCGCTGGTAAAGGCTTGATGAAAACTGACTTCAATAACATTGAATTTGGTTATTCAAAGGTTGCCGCTATCAGCGTGTTGACTGAGGAATTGTTGCGATTTAGCAACCCCGCCGCTGAAATGCTGGTGCGTGACACTATGGTGGCTGCATTGGTTGAGCGTTTGGATGCTGACTTTATCAACCCCGCCAAAGCTGCTGTGGCTGGCGTGTCTCCTGCCTCTATCACTAACGGCCTCACCGCTGTTGCTGCATCTGGCACGACCATCGAAGCTGCCAAGACTGACATTAAGGCTCTGTTTGGCAAGTTCATCACTGCTAAGTTGTCATTGACTAGCGGCGTGTGGATTATGCACCCAAGCATGGCGCTGTCTCTTGGCATGGCCTCTAACGCTTTGGGTCAACCAGAGTTCCCAGGCTTGAACATGAATGGTGGTGTTTTGATGGGTATGCCAGTTATCGTTACTGAGCACACCGCATCTGGCACTATCGTTTTGGTTGCAGCCAACGAAATCTACATCGCTCAAGACGGTGTGATGGTTGACGCAAGCCGCGAAGCATCTCTCGAAATGTCTGATGCTCCTACTGTCAACTCTGGCACTAGCACTGGTGCAAGTTTGGTATCTATGTTCCAAACTAACAGCGTGGCCTTGCGTTGCGAACAGTACGTGAACTGGAAGCGTCGTCGTAATGATGCCGTGGCCATCATCACTGGCGCTGCCTACACAGGCTAATAAAAAGGATTCTCCTTTGGAGGCCCTTCGGGGCCTTTTTTGTTTTATAATTAATTCGTGGCTACCTTTAGCGGGGGAAAAGCTGATTTGTTGACAGCCTGCCACAAACTTTAATCAACTGAAACCAACAACAAGGTTTTATGAAAACGTGTACCAAATGCGGCGAAGATAAGCCGAAGACTGAGTTTTACGCAGATGCAAGAAAATCTGACGGTCTTTTTACTCATTGCAAAGCCTGCCATTCAAACATTACAAAATCTTACAAAGAGAATAACAAGCAAAAAGAAAAAGAGTGGCGTAAATCCTATGATTTGTCCATGAAAGAGCATAGAAGCGCAAAGGCCAAAGAGCGGTACAAAGAAAAAAAGCAATTAATCCTTGAGACAAACAAAAAGTGGCGAGATTCAAATAAAGAAAAGATGCAAGCAATCAGGGACGCTTATGTTTTGGCAAACAAAGACAA